GGCATGGAGATCGTCGCCGCCTGTTGAGTACTGGCAGAAATGATCACAGGACGATTCCCTGACGCGTAGTAAGGGTTTATCGATGCGGAAGTGACGCAAAAGGGGAGCCACGATACCTGCAAAGCCCCGTAATGAAACGGGGTAGTGTTGATTCGAACTTCCATTTTGACATCTCCACGGAAATAATAAAAGGACGCCAAAGCATCCTGAATAGTTTCCTGCTGAAGAAGGCAATACGGGAAATCGAGCACTTGTGTCGTGTATGATGGCCCCCAATTGAAAGTGAAGACGCGGTAGTTGCGCGACAATATGCTTGTCGGCACTTGTGTCGGAAACGGATTGTCAATTGGATCATGCATAAATTGACTGTCCGCAGCTGATTGAACCGTGACTTCATGTTCTGCTTCTCTAAACTGAGTGAGTTCATCCTGGTGTGTGGGACCAGCCTCCTGTGTTTCGAGAAGTGTTTTGTTTGGTATAGATTCTGTTGATTGTGCAACCCATTTTTCAGAAAGGTAGAAACCGGGTCGTGTCTCTACTTCTGGAGTGGTGACTACCACTCGCATAGCGGTTGAGCCCTATATGTCGAAGGGCCCCTTGATCTTGTGCGAGTGCAGAGCGATTCCTTTTAACGACTTGACGAGGTCAATTAGTAACTTGCTAGCAGTCCACGTGGCCTTCGATGAATTTGGCCATGAGGTCTGCGTACGTAGGCTGGAAAACCCACTTAGGATTCATTACGAACAGGTAACGATTTAAGAGCTTTTTGTGAAACTCAAATTTCTGTTGACCGTGGTAGAACCATTCATTCAGGGCAATGTGACAATTAAGCATGGTCTGCTCATCGACACTATGTTCCTTGTTGATGGAACTCCACAATACCTGTCCGTGTAGGACTGTTTCCTCTAGTGGGGCAAAAACCAGTGGTCCTTGTACACGAAAACGGCGCTTCAGAAAAACCGCCTGCTCCCATGTGCAAGACGGTAAAACTGTAGGTGATTTGTCCGGAGACGTCACTACCCAATTGAACAGTTGAAGCGCAAGTTTCGCCATAACAACGCCATCCCACCATGGGCAGGCTTTG